AGTATCAAATCCTGCCATAGATAAGCATTTAGTTGCCGCACCCAACAGTTCAATCGCATCCTGCGTCCTTTCCTCAAGCAGGAGTTTATGAGCGGTCATGATGGTATGCGCCATTATCATCCCATCCGTTTCAATGTCGAAGGGACTGTCTCCAATCAGATATGGGTTCATTATCTCTCCTCGTTGGTTGAGTTAAGTTTCTGCTGGTTCAGTTGCTCCCAGTCATCATGCTCCGTGATGATCTCATGATAGGCACCCCGAAGCTCCCGCAGGACTGCTGCCAACCTGATGTACTTTACCTGCAAATCCTTGTACTTTCTTACCAGCTCATTATGATCTGCGACCATCTGCTCATCTGTCATTTCTACCAGTTCTTTTACCATTTCAAGCCTCCGTTAGTTTAAATTGATTCCGGTCAAAAGGACATATGGGCAAGCCTTGTTCTGCCCATATCCTGCTTACCCTTACGATATACCCGCAGCAAGGACACTGAGCTTTGAGCATACGGGTCGTTTGTGTAGGTTTCTTTTTCATACGCAATTGCTATAGGTTGAGATGAGTGCAATGGTCAAGGTTATTATTAAGACCACCAGATACCCTATAACGTCTGTCTGGTTCATGATGCCTCCCTCGTCCGATAGGCAAACCAACCCCCGTTCCTTCGCTTCCAGATTGTGTATTCAGTCCCAACCCTGAGACTCTCTCCGCAGCCCTCTGCGTATTCTAGGCTACAGAAATACCCTCGGACTCTCTGGGTATCAATCCTTTTGCCTGTTGTTACAGTGTAATCATGCCCTGTTTTAAAATGCTTCATGATTCCTCCGTGCATACGGTTTCAATTGTTTTTATTTTTTCAGGATCTATACCATCATTGCTAAACAATTCCCAAGCCTCTCCGACCGTGTCTGCAAAGACGATGGTAGTTTCGGTAACGTGATACCGCCTGAGTCCTGAAACCTCTGTAATAAATTTATTAAATTTGTATTTCATGCCTCCTCCTTTAATATCCGATCTTCCCGTTGAGTCTTTAGAATTTGGAACGCATCTTCCTCTTGATGTTCGCGCCACATATCTACATGGCAATTTATGGTGTCCCAATTCACGCCATTGCTGGCATCATGCCTATGCTCTATCGCCCTTAGAATCTCCCTAGCATCATCATCACTCATCGGAGAGTAGTCATTGCCGACACAATCCTGAACGTCAGAGATGTGCCATTGTAAGGACATCCAATCGGGTGAAAATGCTCGATCAAGTTCATACTGAGCTTCCAAGACCGTGGCATCATCAGGTACGTTTAAAGTTATTTGTTTCATGCTTCCTCCAGTGTGTAATGATTAATCTTCCAGTCAACCGCGTCCCATCCACATTCTGCGGCAATCTCTCCATCGAACTGATCCGTATAATAAAAGCAGGAGAGCCGACCCTCCTCTGTCTTGCAGTCTGCCGACCATTCAACAACCTCCCCATCATCCTTGCCGGTGGGTTGACAGCACATGGACTCGACCAGCTCGACCGCATATTCTCCCGCCCTCTCAATAGCCTCCGCCCTATCCATCTTAAACATCGTAACGATGATGCACGATAGCGATAACCTTGCCGGACGATTCACCTTGCATAGTGGTCACCCGGTGACAGTAGTACCCTCCTGCCTCTTGATGGGTGTCCTTGTATACCTGTGGGAGCAGCCAATCCTCTGCATCCTCTGGCGTTAGATCGTCACCCCATCGGGTGAGCAGCACATACTGATCCGATCCATCCACGCCATGACTGATTGCGCCTATGGTTTCTATTTTGATATCGAACTCATGATCCTCATCCGCCAGTTCATCCGCCAAAAGACTAGCCCCCTTTAAAACTTCCTCAAGACTGTTACTATAGTCAGCAATTACATCATGCCCATCGTTGCCATATATCAAGGTAATCGTGCCAATATTCTGATCTCTGTCCCAGACCACGAGAGCATCGCTATCCGTTGTTTGCGTAGCATTCAAGATCAGGTTGAGATCGGTGCTGCGATTGACCGTGTACTCCCCCCCATCATATACACTGACCCTGTATCCATTGCTTAGGATGTCGGTCACTGCCCTGCGTATGATCTTTTGCTCTATTCCCATTCTGATTGATGGATTCATGCTGGTTTCCTTTGTAGTATTTTGTTTATCATATTGATCTCAATTTGAGCGTATTTTTTAGCATCTGATACGGTTGCTAATGGGTCTCCATATAAAACACTAATCATGCGGTTTTTATTGATAGCCGGTAGATAATTAGACCCGCTTTTTACATAAGTTGCTTTCATGACTCATCCTCCAGAAGCCCCCCAAAGGGGCGGTTATTATGCTGCTAGTTGAACTTCGATAACCTTCTTGGCATAGTCTGCCGCCTTCCTTGCCGCGCTTGATGCTGTGAATATCGCCCTCTTATCGCCCTTCAATACCTTGATCCATGATGCTATGTAGGATTCATGCTGTAACTTCCCATCGATCCCACAATCAGAGCATAAGAAAGCCGCGCCTAACTCAGCAACTAACTCCTCGAAGGCGTAAGCATTGTCACCAAACCTTGCGCCGAAGGTACGATCAAGCCTAGACTTATGTCCTGTCCAGTGCGTTAACTCATGCAGTGCGGTTGCATGGTAGTCTGCCGCCGATTTGAACTCTCCCTTGTTAGGCAAGTGGATTTCATCCTTCGATGGAATGAAACAAGCCTGACCCCCGCCATGCAATACCCGCGCTTGACTCATCAAAACCGCTGCCCTTTCGTTGTCTTCGAATGATTGACCAGACTCCAAAACTTTAGGCAAGAACTTATCGGGCAGTCCGTCAATTTGCTGAGTGTTAAATACAGTGAAGGTTTTCAGCATTGGGATAGTCTTGTCCTCTCCAGTCGCCTTGTCCTTGATCGCAAGTGGTTTGTATAGAATAACTTGTGTACCCTTCTCGCCCTTGCGGACTTGACCACCGACTTCCTGAGCCTGTTTATAGGTCAACCAGCCATTGCTAGAATAGGGTGCGAATGATAGTAGGATATGGTTAATACCCTGATAGACATTCCCTGAGACCGCGTTATTGGGTGCGCCTGTTGTTGCCCACGGCTTGACCCAAGGGGTCAAACCTGTTTCCAGTGCTGCGACAATCTGATCCGTGATTTCCTGATATTTATCCATGATCCTAGCCCCCGTTTAATGCGAAGAAATAATCGTCTATTACATCAATGTTGTTAAAATTATCTGTATCATGCTGCAATTGCGTTGCATCCTGATCCTGCACCCAGACAGATTCCCCCGTGTTAACGTCCTCAATCGAATATGCCCAACCGTTGCCGTGACTGTAAACCGCGTATGTATCGCTATTCGTTGGAATAAAAAATCCGTTCATCTTGACCCCCAGCATGAGTGCTGCTTAATTTTCCATTTTTCGATAATAGGCTTGCCGTGTTGATCCTCATCGATGCAGATATGAACTACAGTCTTCTTGACATTGCCAAACCTGACCGACCCGTCACTCATTGCAATCTCATGAGCAAATCCGTTCCTCATGCCCCATTCGTCACTGCAAATCCTGTAATCGAATGTCACATTGAATTCACAGTTGGTGAATTGTCCAACCTGCCTGTTGTCTTCATAACTTCCTCTAAACATTCCCATATCAGCCCCCGTTGATTAATAATTAAGCGATTTTGTAGCGTAAACAATCGTTGTATGATCCTGTGAAAATGATCCAGTATGAGTTCCTGACCTCTGATCCCTTGCAGACAATGACGTTGCCGAACCTATTTCTTTGTGCTGTGTACATGATTAACCCCTAATAAAATAATAATAACAATGTAATGACAGATAATAATCTCGCCGATTGTGGTGATCATCCAATCACGAATCCTGACAAATCCCTTTTTGCTTTTCCCTTGGCATATAAGGCTACGATCACGCCGAGGGGGTCAAGATGGCGCAAGTCTGAATCATCGCCATCAACTACATCAAGCCCCATGAAACTTGATGGAATCTCAGCGCGATTGCGGAAAACTGCTGCAATTCTCATTCCAGCCGATAAGGCTATCTGCACATATTTCTGATATCCTGCGACCCCCGAATAACTGTAGGTGAGATCATAATTTGCTGGAATATTCCGGCGATTGCTGATTTTGGTGTAATCGTAAAATTTAAGAGATGGGAAGGCTTCAAATATTGTGACTATATCGCCATCAAGATTGAATTTCACCGCTTCCCATCGGATGTCTGAAGTACCATTTAGCCTGACTAGCGGGATGAATCCTTCTCTATCTGCTTTTCTGATCAATGCTTTTATATCCTTGACCATCTCGAGCATGAACCCCTGTGGGTTATCATTAAAATATTTTGCTTTTCTAAGGCGAGCTTCCTTCACGCTATTGAATACCCCGCGCCCCGCGCTATTCAGGCAAGCTTTATGGCATTGAGCTTTCTCAGCCATTGGACAGAGATTTACCCCTGATAAAGTGAACGGTGCAAGGTATAGAATACCTGTCATAAAGCCCTGCTTCTGTCCCTTTACTGTCTTGGCATTCGTATCTATTGAAAGTAACATTGGATAGCCCCCGGTTGTTAAAATATAAACTGTTTAAACACTGACAGCCGAATCATGGCATGATGCTATTACCCTGTCAATGGGGATGATAGCACTAAATCGATAAGTTGATGATTATAAACTGTTCTTAGTTTTAAATAGATAGGAACAGATAGGAAAAAGGGGGGTAAATAACGAAGTGGAACAGGATAAAGGATAGATAGAAAGGGTAGAGAATAAGAAAGGTATTAATAAGGGGATAGCAGCGGGTGCCGTGGTTACTGTTCGTGTTATTGCTGTATAGTGTTAATAATGGCAGTCAATACTAGATAGGGGGAAATAATGAGGAAAGTCCAACAAATAAGGATTGATGAGATTGACGGTTGCATATCGTTGACTGGTGACAATAGCATGATGGGGCGGAGGGGATTAGATAACGAAGTGGAACAGGCAAGCGATGATATAGAACTACAGGAAGTAGATAAGAAGGGTAGAACAAAGAAGGTTCTTAACGAAGAGCCTATCGTTAAAGGGGATAGCGGCAAAAGAATCACTAGCAGCATGAGATTGTTTGCTCAATACCTGTCAGAAGGATTAAGTAAGATAGATGCCTACGCTAAAGCTTACAGCCCACGAACATCTAGCAGGGCAACGATAACAGCGAATGCTAATACACTTTGTAAAGACAGTCGTATCAGTATGCTACTAGAGTCTTTAGAGACCAAGACAATGGAACGCATAGTTGACGATCAGGTCGCTGTTCGTAGATATGTAATGGAGCAGTTGCATCAACACTCTATCGATGCAAAGACAGTAGGCGATAAGCTGAGGGCGCTAGAGATGCTCGGTCGGAGTGTTGCTCTATTCACTGACAAGGTAGAGACAAAGACGGAAGCGATCAATGCCGATCAACTAAAGAAGGACTTACGTAACCATTTGGTTTTATTGGACAATGTCAGACCGATCAAGACGATAGAGATCATCGCTGAGGATGCTGTTATATTGAGGGACGAATCCCTGTAGAATGAGACACAGAGCCATTCTCCGACCCCACGGAGTGGGCATGAGCCTGTGGTGAGCAGGGACTCCCCTCCGTCTATACGCTATGATCCACTCCTTCTATTCTCTATTTTTTATCTCTTACGAACATTTGTTCTCATCTCCGTAGGGGGGGGTATATTATATTTTTCAGTGGCTTGACACGAACACTTGTTCTCACTACTATCCATAGTAGCTACACCCGTAGCGCATATGGAGGCTGATATGAAGAGACTATTGATTGCGCTGTTGGTAGGGGTAGGTATATACACAGGAATGGTAATGGCTGATGCAGGAGCCTTTGTATGTGTTCCTGATGGCAGGGGTGGTATGTGTTGCTGGGAGACCACAGTAGAAGGTCCGTTTAGACCTGTGAGTTGTTAGGATGGTTAAGGTACAGGAGTGCGAGTTGTCTGAAGACTTCTCTGTTAAGTTTAGGTTTGACCTAGAGAATCCCCAAGAGGGGATTATAGCTATATGGCATCCTCATATCCCTAATGAGGCAGAGATGCATGAGCTGCTGCCTTTGTACATGGACGTTAGGACGAAGTATGTTGTATCGTTGATAGTGCAGCACCCAAGCGTAATAGACGGACTTACATCTAACTGGAGTACATAGCATGACATGGACCGTAGAGCTTCATATACACAACCTTACTGAGTACAACATAGACGTTGTTAACAACGATGTAGGGGTTGTTGGGGTAATACCTCCTCAAGGTAACTTCAATTGGTCTACTCAAGACCCTAACAATGCTGACGCATTGAGGTTCTGGATAATCCCTAATGAGTTCTACATGCAGGGTGGGGTTAACTTCGGACCAGATGCAGGAGTCTATATTGATCGCGGCTGGATGGAAGACCAGAGCATTGAATTGACCGGTGATGTTAATGGTCATCAGTTTGTCCAGAATGGGAATGGAGGGGCAGAGATAGTTCCTTGGAACGGCTTTGAGGGTGGTGGGACTATCAACATGGTCTTTACCTCAGTTTAATGACCAACAAGCAGCTAGAGATTCTAGAGTTCGTCCAGTCCTTTATAAAGACCAAGGGCTTTGCTCCATCCCTGCAGGATATCGCATCTGGTCTGGGACTGAAGTCTAGGTCAAATATCCACAGACATATCCACATCCTAGAGCAAGAGGGGCGAATTAACATGAAGCCCCATAAGTTCAGGACAATCCGAATTGCCCCGTCATTGGACGAGATGTTGTCTATATGAGCGATTTGCTAACCAGAGAAGAGATCACTGGTTACCTGAGTATCCTTGATACCCTGCCTGCTGGTTCCCCGGACATAGAGAAGATAGATCAGCTATTCAAGGCAGATAAGAAAGAACGCTGCAGGCAGAACTTCCTGCCCTTTGTCCGCCAGATGTGGGGAGCATTCATCCCCGGCAAGCATCATCAGATCATGGCAGATGCCTTTGAAAGAGTCGCAAGAGGAGAACTCAAGCGGCTGATCATCAACATGCCGCCTCGTCATACAAAGTCTGAATTTGCTTCCTTTCTATTTCCCTCTTGGTTTCTGGGCTTATACCCAGAAAAGAAGATCATCCAAACAGCCCATACCGCAGAACTCGCCGTGGGGTTTGGTCGGAAGGTCAGAAACTTGGTAGGGTCTGCTGATTATCAAGAGGTCTTCTCGACCAAGCTCCAGTCGGACAGCAAAGCAGCCGGTCGCTGGAATACAAACAAAGGCGGGGATTATTTTGCTATTGGGGTTGGGGGTGCGGTAACAGGTAAAGGGGCAGATGTCCTTATCATCGATGACCCTCATTCAGAACAGGAAGCGATGCAAGGAACCCCGCAGGTGTATGATCGGGTATTCGAGTGGTATTCATCCGGTCCTAGACAGCGCCTGCAGCCCGGGGGGGCAATAGTGATCGTCATGTGTATGGTTGGAAGCACCCGTGTGCTTCTATCTGACGGGACAGAAAAGCCATTACGAGATATTTGCATTGGGGATTTGGTAGCAACCTATGAAGATGGAGTACTTGCCACAGCCAAGATAAACAATTGGCAGTCAAGTGGTATTGATTCCATATATACAGTAAAAACGCAATCTGGCAGAATACTTCAAGCAAACGCGAGGCATCCGTTTCTTGTTGATTTTTCTGGAGAGCGCAAATGGATTCAACTGAAAGACCTAAAGCCGAATATGTCGCTTGTAGCATTGAAGGCTGCAACAGACCCGCTAGATCTCAAACAATACCCGGACTCTGCTCTGCTTGCCAAGCAAGAAGAAGTTACCATAAGAAGAACCCGGAAGCCCCGTACCGTCCAATCGGGCATCATGGGAAATGGAAAGGAAAAGACTGCTGGCACTGCAATTCCCACCCTGCTAAAGCCAAAGGATTATGTGGTTACTGCTATTCAAAGCAGTACCCTCCAGAAAAGCCAACGCCAGAGAAAAGCAGAGAGCGGCGCATTAAGCATAGGTACGGAATTACCGGTGAGGAGTATGACCGCATGGTTGCGGAGCGCGGCAACCGGTGTGATGTCTGCAGGGAGCTACCTTCTACAAAAAATACAAGGGCGCACTGGAACGGGAAGCTATGTATCGACCATGACCATGCCACCGGAGTTGTCAGAGGATTGCTCTGCAATGACTGCAACCTTGCCGTTGGATATGGCAAAACACCAGAAAAATTACAACGAGCCGCTGAATACCTACAGCGTCATTCTGGATAAGATAACCAGCATAACGCCTTCTGGAGAAGAAGAGGTTTTTGATGTCGAGGTAGATAGGACTGAGAATTTCATTGCAAATGGGGTTGTTAGCCATAATACTAGGTGGTCTAAAAGAGACTTAACAGGGCAGATCCTTAACAATGCCATCAAGAGAGACTTGGAAGACTGGGAGGTTATAGAGCTACCCGCTCTTCTTCCTAGCGGCAAGCCCTTGTGGGCTGAGTTCTGGAAGCAAACAGAACTAGAGGCTATCAAGGCAGAACTCCCAGTAGCTAAGTGGGAAGCGCAGTACCAGCAGAACCCCACCTCAGAGGGTGGGGCTATCATCAAGCGGGAGATGTGGAAGATCTGGGATAGAGAGAAACCCCCAGAGGTTGACTACATTATCCAGTCTTGGGATACCGCATTCGAGAAAACCAACAGGGCAGATTATTCCGCATGTACAACATGGGGAGTCTTCTATAGGGAAATAGACGGAATTGAACAAGCTAATATTATCGTGCTTGATGCGTTTAAAGAGCGTATGGAGTTCCCAGAACTCAAGCGTACAGCCTATGATCTGTGGAAAGAATGGAACCCTGACACCCTCTTGGTGGAGAAGAAAGCAGCGGGTGCGCCGTTAATATATGAGCTGAGAAAGGCAGGTCTGCCTGTTTCGGAATATACACCGGGGAAAGGGTCAGATAAGATAGCGCGTGTAAACGCAGTGTCAGATCTATTTGCGTCAGGAATGGTATGGCGACCAGATACAAGATGGGCAGATGAATTGGTAGAGGAAGTAGCTTCCTTTCCTAATGGGGACCATGATGACTTGGTTGATTCAACCACCCAAGCATTGCTCAGATTTAGACGAGGCGGCTTTATTCATCTCTCCTCAGATGAGGAAGATAAAATGTTTATTCCAAAGAAGGCAGCGTATTACTAAGTGGGTAAAAATATCTCTAGAACCAAAAGACCTCTTGGACATAGGGACGGTCAGAGGGTATCTATTGTGGCATCTTTATGGAATAAAAAGATTCCTAGAAGACCCAGCAAAATGGTTACGCAGACAACAGAAGCTAAGAAGGACAAATAAATATTTATTAGAACTGGCAAAGCAGAAAATGCCAATGTATGACCCTCCGTCTACAGACGAAGTTAAAGACTTTATCCACCAGTCAAAAAATAGGAAGATAAATCATGGCGATTAGTAAATCATTATATAACCTGCCGGTAGGACTAGACTCTACAGAAGAAGAAGCTGTTGAGTATGAGTTACCAGTAGAAGATGATGGCAGTGTTATTGTAGAAATTAATGTTGAATCATTCGATGACAATCTTGCAGAGGTAATTCCAGAGGCAGATCTGGAATCTATTTCATCAGAAATATTAGACGACATTCGTACAGACGTTAGCTCCAGAAAAGAATGGGAAAGAACATATAAAGAAGGTCTAGAGCTATTGGGATTGAAGATAGAAGACCGTACAGAGCCTTGGGATGGGGCTTGTGGCGTGTTTCATCCAATCTTAGCAGAGTCTGTAGTTAAGTTTCAGTCAGAGACAATTATCGAGACATTCCCTGCGTCAGGTCCAGTAAAGACAAAGATTATTGGAATGGTCACCGCTGAGAAGGAAGAGGCTGCTGCTCGTGTTGCTGAAGACATGAACTATGAATTAACTGAGAAGATGGTTGAGTATCGTCAAGAGCATGAAAGGCTTCTCTGGAACCTGCCGATTTCAGGATCGGCATTCAAGAAAGTCTATTATGACCCAAGTCTCTGCCGTCAGGTCTCGATGTTTGTCCCAGCAGAGGACGTAATCGTCCCTTATGGCGCGTCTGATTTGTTCTCCTCGCCAAGGGTCACGCATAGAATGCGTAAGACCCCGAACCTCATCCGTAAATTAATGGTTGCTGGTTTCTATCGGGACATAGAGTTAGGTGACCCCGATACAACCGTTACAGAAATAGAAAAGAAGAAGGATGATGAGGTTGGCGTTAACATTATTGATGATGATCGCCAGCTTATCTATGAAGTGCATCTTGATTATGATATGCCGGGGTATGAAGACCCCGATGGAATCGCTCTGCCTTATGTTGTCACCATCGTTTCCTCCGGTGAGATTCTATCTATCCGCAGAAACTACCTAGAAGATGACAAGCTACGCGAAAAGCGTATGCATTTTGTCCATTATCCCTATATTCCCGGCTTTGGCTTCTATGGATTTGGATTAATCCATCTTGTTGGTGGATTTGCTAAGTCTGCCACCTCAATTCTGCGTCAATTGGTAGATGCTGGGACATTATCCAACCTTCCGGGTGGGTTTAAGTCCAAAGACCTGCGTGTTAAGGGTGACGACACCCCCATAGCACCGGGAGAATGGCGAGATGTGGACGTAACTGGGATGACAATCAAGGATTCAATCATCCCCCTGCCATATAAAGAGCCTTCAGCTACCCTTTATCAGCTTTTGCAGACCATCGTAGAAGAAGGGAGAAAGTTTGCTTCAGTTGCAGACCTGAAAGTGGGGGATATGTCAGCTCAAGCCCCTGTTGGGACGACCCTAGCGAT